GCCCTGAACACGGCGGCGCAGATAATCAGGTTGATTGTCACGGTTGCCCAGTGGGTATGCAGGTAGGAGTCAAACAGGTACCGGAACGGCACCGACGCATACGCCAGAATAATCAGATAGGCCAGCCATGACGCCCACGGGTTATGTCGCCCGCCAGGCTTGCGGAACATCATCAGGCGCAGAACAATAGCGGCACAGACCACCACGTTGGTCAGCACCAGCGGATCGTTAATTACCATTGGTTCCCCCTCTCCAGCGTGCCAGCAGCTTTAGCGGGTCCTGTTCACTGAAAAATGTCAGCGTCTTGATGGCGACGGCAGACAAAATCACAGCGCCGAGCGCGTCCAGCGGTTTATCGGCATAACCGGTTATGCTCGCCAGCCACGAACCGACCAGCCCGGAGCCATAAACGCCAGCAAAATACGACACGACGAAATACGCGGAGCGGCGAAAAATCGTCAGGTCGGCAGCGGTGGTCACATAGAAAACAGCACCAGCAAACGCGCCGAACACAACGCCGTAATCAGTGCCGGTAAGCAGTCCATAAATGCTGGCGCCGGTCAGCGCGCTACCGGCGGCTGCGGTACCGGAAAAAGGTTCGGACATTACGCCCCCTCTTGTGTGTGAGTCCTCTCAGGAATGAGGGGAAATAAAAAAGGCCCACCGAGGTGGGCCCTGATGCGGATGCCATTCCGCTGCTGTGGCGTTGGTATAAGGCACGAGCCGAATAAGCAAATTAATCGGCTCACAAAACGATTCGAATGCTGATGCGGATTTAAGACATAAAAAAACCCGCTCGATGGCGGGTATTAAAACGACAAAGGCACCAATTAAGGTGCCTTACACAGGGGCAGCAGGCTTGTCATCACCATCTTGCCGCTCCTGGCTTTCTTTCGAAAGTCTCACAAGTCCCATTAGGGTACAGCAACAGTATTAGTGAATGCTAAACATAAGTCAACCACAGACAATTACCAGCAATTGTAAGCAGCACTATCTGATCAAGTAGGACATCCCTATACCATGAAGAACCGCACGCTTAACTCTTTCAAACTCTTCCATAGCTAATTGAGGAACAATATAACTACGTCCTTCCCAAGTTTTTGTTTTTATGCGATCGAGTCGGGCCAGTGAAACTGTCATAACCATGTCGCACTTTGCCCAGCAAGCAATATGCTCGTTGCCGGGAATGGGATTTAATACCAACTTGTGATGGCATTCCCTTAACAAATTTGGTTCCGTGGTGCTGATAGGAACAACTGTGACCAACTGATTATTATACTTATTTCTCGCCACAACGATAACAGGGCGAACCTTTACTATTTCAGGAGCAACCAGCCCACGAAAATCACACATCAAAACAGATCTAACTGCCGGTTGAAATTTTAATCCCATGAATTTCTTCGCTTGGTGATGACAATTTGTCGATTCTACCCTAACGAATTCACAGTTTCATTGCCTCTATGGTTAAATTCCGTCCATTAAAAAACCCGCTCAGTGGCGGGTTTTTTAACGCTGAACATACAATGCCCATCGTTGGAAAAATCCTAACCAGATTTTCCGAATTTTGCAAGCATTGCTCCTCGATAATTCGCAAAAATGCTTCTATCTTGTGACTTTCCGCAAAAGTCTCTCGGCGTAAGCCTCTTCCTGCCAGCACTTCGTTACCAGTTTATCAATGACATCGGCATAGCCGCTGTACCACTGGTACTTGGTGAGATTTGGTACTAACTGTTCAACAACCGCGCGGGCAAGGCTGGTGGGAAGGCGGCTGAAGCGGTGACCATTACAGCGACCGCATACCTTTTGCACGGGCACGCCCAGCAGTTTGGTGCGTTTTTCATCGAGTACGGTACCTTTACCTTTGCAGCCACGGCAGGCGGTGCTGACCTCTCCTTTCCCGTTGCAAAAGTCGCATTTAATGTTCTCGATGCTTTTAACCTCTGTCCAGCGCTCCCAATCCGATGGACGAACGGCGCGGGATTTACTGGCCCAGTAAGGTGCTTTTCCCCAGGGGTAGGTAACTTTCCGCGTAACAGTTTCGATGGAGATCTCGCCCGCTCCTTCGCATTGAGGGCAAGTTGATTTACTGGCCGCCGAACGGGAATAATCTGCATACGCAAACCTGACCAGACAACTGGCTATCTCACGGCGTGTTTTCTCGCTTAGCTTATTCAGCACAGGGTTTTTTAACGCCAGCGCGTAATTCATTAGCCCCTCGAAAGCTGGCTGCGGATCCTGAATGCCCATCTTCGCCAGGAACAGGTTAAACCCTAACGGGGCCTCGGCCTGAACCATGCCCTGGGCAGCCATTACATCGGAAATGGATAGTGCATCACCACCAGTTGCTGGAGCGTCATCGTTCAGCTTTGGGGATTTAGGCGAATAGTACTTTGGTAATGACTCCAGATTCATCCGGCAATCCTCATTGCTGATTTAATGTAATTTCTCAATATGCGGTAATCTGTCACAACCGATCCGCGAAAGCGGCAGATTCTCAGGCGTTGCCAGCGCAGGCGGATAACGTCCATTTTGTAATGTTCTCTGTTCACCGTTTTCCCTCTCTCGTTGCGAACCAGTCCCGTACGTACCCGAACGCCAGCATGGCGGCCCAAACAGTCTGGTAATAATTTTCGGTAGTCATGCGGACTCCTGCTGTTTCAGTTCTTTGAGTTTTGCTCGGTACTCGTCACGGATGCGGATGTAATCGTCACGCCCCCACTTCGGCAATTCGTGCTGCCCCATCAGTGCATCAAAGCGCACCTGCCCTATCTTCAGGATGAGCGCCGGGCGATAGTTGATGAGATTTCCTGAAAGGTGGTTGTTACAGGGGGCACACTGGCGATGGCAGTTGTCTTCGTTGAAGCGTAATTCCGGATTCGCCCCTGTCGTGCGGAAGTGCCCGGCATGATACTGACCGTCGTGATGCCGCCCGCAGCTGATGCACGGGAGGTGTCGATCGCGGTACCGGATGAAATCGTTAAAAGCCTGTTGCGCCTGATTTCGGAAGTGACTTAGAGGTTTCACCGCCTGGCGGCGTTCAGCGGCACGCTTACGCCCTTCCATTTCGGCTTTCTTCTCTGCCTTGAGCCGCTTAGCTGTTTCTTTCACCTTCTGCCTGGCGCGCAGCTCCAGCGCGTAGATAGCGCCGTGCTCAGGACAGCACCACCAGATGTTGGCATATTGCGGGTGAAACCATTCCCCGCAGATTTTGCATTTTCGACGAGCTTTTTTAGCCATGCTCACCCCGCAAAATTCATCAGCTGCGCGGCGGCGTTCTCGGCCTCACGCTGATCGCGAAACACGCGGGATAATATCCAACGCCAAAGCACATCCAGCGCGGCACGGTAGAGCTGCTGGAACTCAGTTTCTTTCATGCTGGCGAAAGAAATGCTTCGTGGGTGTTTGCGGAGGGTGCCGTCAGGCAACTGAATGGTGTCGAAATGCCCGGCCTCGATAGTTACCCAGGCACGATACGCATCGAAAGATTTGCAGAGGCTGATGCCGTTCGTAATACGGCGGCTGGCCACCTGATCCAGATATTGCTCAGCCGCATCCAACAGCGCACTTTCGTTCCCACCGAAAGCAGCAAGGTATCTGGCGTAACCGTTAACCAGTTTGCGCTCGTTGGAAGATATCGCGCCGCCGGTCGGTTCCCAGTACTCGAAACCAAGATTAAGCAGAGCGAAAAACTTACGATGAAATGCCGGGTTACGTAGCTGGCGAAACTCGGCTTCGAGTACCGCACCGAGCTTACATCTTGAATGCAGAAAATCGCTGGTCTCGGGCGTAGCCGGGATCAGGATTCCTGATGATTGCTTGATTAATTGCAAGTGCGCCATGGTGTTCACTCCGTGGCGCTTTGCTGC